GGCGGGTGATGTGGTGTCCGCCCTGCCGCAGGTCGTATATGCGGGCCCCTAAACGGTAGCAGCCCAGGTCGCCTAGCGCCTGCATGGGGTTGATGGAACCGAAGTCCTGCATGTACTGTAAAACGCGCTCACATTGGGTCATGGGTTCTCCCCCTTCCGATAGATCATATCCTCCCGGTTCCAGTCAGGGTAAAAGCATTTTAGATAGGAAATGGCATGTACGTACATGGTCTCCCGGTTGCGGCCCTCGTCAAACTCTCTATGGCATTTCTGGCAGGCCGTAACAACGTTTCTCTCAATGCCAAGACCGCCCTGAGAGCGGCGTACAATGTGAGCAATGGGGGCGCCGGGCCTCCTGCAGAAAATGCACAGGTGGTTGTCCCGCTCCCACACGGCCCGCTTGACCTTCGGAGATATGGATGTGGCCTTAGTGAGTTTGTTCATCCCATCCCTCCATCATCGCTGCTAGTTTCTCTGGCTGTAAGATCTCGATTCCCTGCTCTCTGCAGTCCTCAATAATTAGGTCGATTAGACGGGACATCTGAACAGTGTCATAAGTACTGGAGCCGTAGTAGAGTGTGACATTGGTGCAGCCACTGATCTTACTTGGGAACGTCTCCGTCTGCCAGCCAATTCCATTGTGCCGCCAGCCATCCACCAACTTGTCCACGGCCTTATTTCGAACGCAGACAGTCTCGGAATTTCCTCCGATGTCACGGATGTACTCCCGGTAAAGGTCTTCTTTCTTTACCTGCAGGACTTCCGCAAGTTTGTCTAGCAGCACCCAGCAATAAGCGTTGGCGTCCAGGCTGCGGCGCTCTCTGTGGGGTTTGATGGTTACGTCATAAGTCTTTCCAGGGCGGATGCTGCTACAGACATCCAACGCCTGCCGGTGGGACACTTGAACACAAACCCAGGTGCCATCACTGTCCTGTTGCCAGCGTACGTTGTTCGTCTGCATTAGGCCACACTCCTTTTTTCAAGCAATTCGACAAATAAATCAGACGGGGCAAATATTCTGTCTTGACCCATTCCGCGTCGTATTGGATTGGGTAGTAAGAAATTCTGGCATCATCGATAGGGGAAAACCAGTTAAGATAGTCCTCTGGAAGCAGATGATATGCAACAATACGGCATTGCTTCTTTGCGCCGAACATCTCTGCTTGGCACTGCTGCCAATAGGCTTTTGATACTACAAAATGGTCCTTTCCATAAGTTTTTACCTCGCTGATTTCGTCCTTGGTCTCGCCATCCAGATTAATGCGAAGACATAGCCGAGGAATTCTGATTTGACGGTCCATTTTCCGGATGCCGATATGTTCCAGGATTCTGTGTTCAAAAGCTGTTCCTGTCAGCATTGCATCTGTGGTAAAGTCCTCTTGTCGAATGCCCAGTTTTACCATCCACCACTTTTCAAATGTGGGTGTTTCCCAGCTCCCCACGATTTTTCCTGTATCGCTGGCACCAAACCAGCCAGACCTTTCATGATCGTGAATCATAATTGCTGAAGTTTCTGTTCTAGGGTAGCGATGTTGTTGAATTGCAACATCAGTGTGCGGAATTGCTTATCATTAAGATTCAGTGTCGACAAAAGGTCTCTATGGTCCAATCCAGCTTTCTCTTTTGCGGTAATCATCCGCTCAATGCGTTCTTTGATGGACCAAATACTATGTCCGCTCAAATCGTCACTATCCCGTTCTGTGTCCTTTTCTGTGGTCCACAGATTAAATCCGAGGCCTGTATGGATGGCAACGCCTTTGACAAACGCTCTTGCGTGGGCGTTGGAGATTCTAAGCTGATTGAGTGTATCTTCGTACACTACTAATGACCCATTCATCAGGGGCATATCCATCGTGAATACCAAATCATCAATGTGTACCTCAACAGACACAAACCAGCATCCGGTCTTTCTTCCATCTTTATTTGCCACATCGGCAGAGGTAAAAAGATAGCTGCCCTCCAATGTTTTCAAAGGTGTAAAGTAAACAGTTTCTGCTCCGTTCTCATGGAGCATAGATTTGCAGGTGGCCCAGTTCAGATAAGGAACCTTGATTTTTTTCCCGTTATCGTCCTTCGCCTCTCGGTAATCGCAGCGAGGCAGTACATCAACCTGCACCATCTCATGGTATGGTTTCAACATTGTTATTCCTCCACTCTGACTACCGGTATGTCCATCATTCCGGCAATCTCATCTAAATTCGTGTCTATCCAGTCTAAAACGTAGTCTTTGAAACAAAATTTGCAGTAAATCTCCCCGTCTACGATGTAATACTTTTCGCAGTCATCTTCCAGAACGGGGTTCAGGGTGTGTGTGCACTGACTGCATTCTGGATATTTTTTCATCTCGCATCCTTCCGCTTTTGCTGTTTCCAAACCCTGCCGGAACAATCGACAGAGCAGAATCGTTTTTGCCGTCGCTTCAAAACTGCGCCGCACACCTCACAGTACCGGGTTCCAATCGGGGAATGTCCCTTTCTGGACGATGGGTCTCCGGGATGATCTGGCTTCCATTTCCCGTATGTCTTGTGGTCTTTCCTACAGTCAACGGAGTCCTGAATCAGCTTTTCCATGCTCATTTCAGGACACCCCTTCCTCGCACCACCAAATATCAGCCGTTTTCACGCCCAAAGATAAAGCCTCCTGGTGACCTTGTACCGCAATGTCCAGCCTGTTTCCCCGGATAGCAGGGCCGGTATCGTCCGCCCGCAGATACAACATTTCGCCATTGTGCTCGATCATGATGGTGCTGCCCAGTGGAATCACGGCAGGGTCTACAGCACAGCTAACATACGGAGTCACACGCCGTCCGCTGGCAGTGATGCCGGAGCCTGTCCCGCAGATGTGGGGCCGTTCCTCGCAGCAGTAGAAGGTGATGGTCACGTCCTCCAGCTTGGTTGAGCGGGCCAACAGTGCGGCCTCAATCAGCTCATTTTCAGCCGCCTCCAGCTCGTCCAATGTGATCTCCGGCATGGTGGCTTTTGTGTGTTCCGGGCGCGGAGGCTCCGCATCCACATTCAGCGCCAGGAATCCAATTAACCAGATTGCCAGAAGCCCGACGAAGCAAAGATATGTAAGAATCTGCCGTCGCTTCATGCCCGCCCCTCCAGCTTGTCCACTAGGCGGAACAGCCAGCTTGTGGCTGTCCCTATTCCAATCAAAACGAAAACCAGTTCAATCGTTGTCATCTTTCTCAACCTTTGTAACAGTAATTTCTGCTGTAACGCCTAGCTGCTCCAAACGCTTTGTCTTTAAGTAAATCAGCGCTTTCTGAAAGCAATCCAGATTTTCTTCCATAGCAAACTAACCTCCTCAAGAACTTGGTAAATTTTATGTGATTGCATCTTGTCCAATCCCTTCGGAAGTGATATAGTGTAAAAGGGATTGTTCGTGGTTGCTCAATCCTTACCCTCGTCGTGCTGCGAACACGGCGGGGGATTTTCTTTGCCCAGCCGGATTGCTTCGTCAAAGGTCATTCCATACGCTGCACGGTTGAGCTTGTCCATCAGGTGCTTCGTGTTTCGCGCCTGGGCTTCCAGGTCTTTGATACTGTCTTTTTCGTTCACAAAAATATCCTCCTATTCTTGCCAGAGGCCGGAGGATGTGTTATACTGTCTCCGATACCTCGTAGCTTCCTTACGTGGTGTCATGGGCTGTCCTCTGTTTCCGCCAGAGGCAGCCCGCTTTTTATTGTTCCTTTCGCCTAGCTCTTGTATCAGTAGTCTCTGTAATCATCAATATCAATGTTTGACGCCAAGAATCGCAGAACAACTTCCGGGTCTTCTCCTGCTTCAATGTGAAAATCAAAGCCAAGAACATGATCAATCTCCACGTCATTCAGTAAAATACGGTGATCTTTTGTTACTTTAAAGCTATTCATCGGTTTTACCTCTAACTTCAACTGATAAATCCTTGAGTAATCCAGCCAGGTCGCCCGCCAACGACATGGCCCTTTTTATTGTGTTCTCAAGCAGCTCTGCTTTACGCTGAGCTTCATCTACTCCGTTCAGCGTAACATTGAGTTTTACATCGGCCATCCTTTCACCTCCTCACCATCCATAAGAAACGAATGTCATGTAAAAAATGATAGCCCACCCAAGCCACCATAATGCCTCGTCATTCTCTTTCTCATATTTAAAATGGGTGGCGGCTGCTGCACATAAAATATAGATTATAAACACAATCGTTTTAAAAACCGCCATTTCAATCTCCTGTTGCTCCCGTCATGCTGGTAGTGCGGCGGGGTATCTTTATTCGGTTGTCCTACCTGCTATGCCGTGATATACTGGCGGGGAAGGGAGGCAATTTTATGCAATTTGGAGATTGGCCAGCTTGGATTGCACTTTCAGTTGCAATCATTTCTCCAGTTATAACTGTTTACCTCAATAACCGACATCAAGAAAAAATGGAACACATAAAACAGAAAAATGAATGGATAAAAGAAATAGCTGTCGCTGAAAAGGAAATTTTGGAAACAGCCAAACTTATGGCAAAAGACTTTTCTGGCTTTTCTGAATCTGTTTTATTAGCTATCAGTCTTTGTGGTAAAGATGACATTTCCTTGTTTTTTGATGTCATAACCTCGTTAAACTTAAACTCAAAATCCGAAAAAATGGTTCGTGATCTATCAATTTCAACTAGCAATGGGAAAACTTTAAGTTATTCCTATTGGGCTCGTTTAACATGCGAAAAGCTTATGTCCCAGAAAAATGTAATGCTACAAAAAGTATCGTTGCGGAAGAGAGTAGCGATACAAGCAGGCCGCTTATTTCTTCATCTGAAACAGCGCAGATAAATATGTAACACACTTCAATAACAGACAATAATAAAGCGATCCATTGAAATATGACATGCACCCCCTGCCAGCGTCTTTTCATTTCCCTTATAGGAAAAGCCTTGCGAGAAACATTCCGATGAGTGCGCCCAGAAAAGAGCCGAGAAACGTAAAAATATATCTCGGGCCGCGCTGCGTATCGTCGAAGGCGTTGTTATCGCAATCCTCGCGGCGTTGATGATCAAAGTTGTTGGGTAATTCAAAAATGGGTTGGCTCACCCAAATACATTCCGAAAGACTAATCATCGCTTCTGAAATCTTTGCCAAATCGCCGTCTGACAAACAACCTTTGGAACGCTCGGAAAGTAGTTGCAGCTGCTTTTCGAGCATTTCCGATATTTCCTGATTTTTCACTTTCTAACCCCCTCACTCTATTGGCGTGCGCAGTTATTTTAGAATTTGCTTCTTCTGCCCTCTATCATTGGAGGGCTTCCTTTTCTCCGTTGGTGCTGCTGTCTTCTGAAAGAAGCTCGTCCACCGTGATGCAGAAATAATCGGCTACCAGTTTCAGATTGTCCACGCTGGGAGAAACCTTACCCCACTTGTAAACCGTCCCGAAACCAAGTCCGACAGCCTTCTCCAAGGCCGTGATGTTTATGCTGTTCTCCCGACAAAGACGCTTGATATTGTCAAGAATCAAGGTATCACCTCCGATTGGAATATCTTCTTGAATCGTCCCCCCCTTAGTGATATTATTGGGACAAAGGAGGGAGATATTTACGATTATGTTTTGGAAAAAACTATCAAGGTCCGAAATCCAATGTATCGAATCGAATATACGACAGCTCAAAGACAGCGAAAAATTGATAAATACAACTGTAAATCCAGCGGTGTTTTTTGGAAGGATCAATTTTACATTAGATTTGCTTCTTCATTTATCGCAATATGAAAAATACAAAATATTTAAAGGGGCTACTCCAACACATGACTACAATATAATATTGGAAAATATAGAGTTAACAGTCGATAAGTTTATAGATCGTGCATTGGAGAGCAATCAGAAGAAAATCGAGACCTTAAAAACAGATGGAGCCAAAAGAAGAAACTACGAAAAGTTTACGTCCGCATTGATTGCAGCGTTTGATTGCGCAAACACATTTTGGACTGGAAATGCTGGATTCCCTCACTATACTGGGCCTCTTTATACTTGGAAGAATTATGAAAGAGTAAAAGCGATTTATGAATCTTCCAGTAAATTTCTATCAGAAAAACAAATCCCTCCCTCCCAAAATTTCTTAAAATGAATTAGAAAACACCTTCCTTTTCCTTGACGGAAATCGGAAAATATGCTAACATTGAATTGCTGATACAATTACATATATTCCGATTAGGCCCGTATCATATAGGGGCTTGGTTTTTGTTACCCTATGCCTCTATTATATTAGCAAATTTACCGATTGTCAACAAAAATTTAGGAAATTTACTAATTATTTTCAAGGGGTGATTTTTTGGTCGACAGGATTAGAGAATTGTGTTCTTTAACTGGAAAATCTTTATTTTCTTTGGAAAAAGAATGCGGTTTTGGAAACGGGACAATAAATAAATGGGATAAAAGTTCTCCGTCTATAGACCGTGTGTCTAAAGTCGCAGCGGCGCTCGGAGTGACCGTCGGAGATATTTTGGGCGAAAAAAATACCGCCCCCATTTCTGAGGACGGTAAAGCTGAAATCTTATCTATTTTTGATTCCTTATCTCTTGATAGGCGTTCCAAATTGATTGAACTGGCTCGTCTTTATTTAGCCGATCAGCGCAAAAGCGAAGAAATGAAATAAAATCATTTTCATTATCCACTCTTTCGCAGAGCAATTCACCGCAGGTCATATCTCGTTCATCCATATTCCAGTTGCCCCTCCTCGTTCAAGAACATTTGTTCTAGTGATTTGATAATATCATAGCACCGAGGATAATATAAGGCAATCAGCAGATTTTCACAATTTTTTCCATTTATATTTTGTATTGACCTATATCTAGTGGTCTTTATTTTTATACCACAATTTTACTTTTTACGATAGGTTTTCATTCTAGTGAAAAGCCGCCGTCAGGAATCACCTGGCGGCGTGATCTTAGGAGGTGGAGCTATGCAACGAGCTGCATTATATATAAGGGTTAGTACAGAAGAACAAGCCCGGCATGGCTTGTCTCTGGAAGACCAAAAAAATAGTCTGACCCAATTTTCAAAATCCCATGGAATGAAGATTGTCGGCATCTATGAAGATGCTGGCATCTCCGCCAGAAAACCATATAAGAAACGCCCTGCACTCCTAAAACTTCTGGATGATTGCAGGGTTGGAAAAATTGATCTGATATTGTTTATAAAACTGGACCGATGGTTTAGAAATGTGGGGAACTACTATGCTGTTCAGGAAATCCTAGATCAATATGGTGTATCTTGGCAGGCGACACAAGAGGATTATGAGACGACAACCGCATCCGGGCGGCTGAAAGTAAATATCATGTTGTCCGTTGCCCAAGATGAAGCAGACCGGACCAGTGAGCGTATCAAATTCGTTTTTGAGGGAAAGCGGGCGCGGTTGGAGCCTCTTACCGGGAATATACCTTTTGGTTATAAAATTGAAGGAAAATCATTCAAAAAAGACGAATCCAAAGAGGCTCTTGTTAACGATTTCTTTAAGAAGTATTTAGCCTCCGGTTCCATTTCTAAAACTTCCGAATTTATCAGAGAAAAATATGGTGTTTTAATGAGATACCATCTTATTGATAAGATGCTGCGCAGCACTACATATTATGGGAAATATTACAATATGGACGGAATGTGTCCTGCCTATATCACTAAAGAAGATCATGAACAAATTCAAGCTATGCGGAGGAAGGTTGTCCGAAAGGCAAAGAATAATCGTACCTATCTGTTTTCCGGATTAGTGGTTTGCCCGGAGTGCGGCAACAGGATGGGTGCTCGTATTAACACAAAGCAGACGTATGTGTTCTACAATTGCAACGGACACTATACAAAGCAGAATGGATGCCAAAATCGCGTTAATCTTGGTGAAAGGAAAATTGAAGAGTATCTTCTTGCGACAGTAGCCAATAAATTTCACGAATACAAGGCCAACTTTTCCGCTCTCAAAAATGCGGAAATCAACAAAAGGTCACGTGCAGAAATCTCTGCTGCAAAGTCAAAGTTAAACAAACTGAAGGATTTATATTTGAATGATATCATCACACTAGAAGAATTAAAGACAGACCGTGAAGCATTGCTTGCAAAAATCAGTGATTTGGAGAAAGCCGCACTCCCTGAGCAAAAGCAAGACTTCGAGAGTATTGATAGGGTGTTAACCGAAAACTGGAAAGAATCTTACGACGGACTCAACCGCGAAGAAAAACGAGAATTTTGGAGAATTATTGTCAAAGAAATCAAAATATACCCTGATAGGCACATAGAATATTCCTTAAATGTGTGAAAAAAATTTCCAAAAGTTTATTACTTAATATTACTTCCTCTGTAGTTGCAGTAATATTATGTAATATAATCCCCGCCCTCATGAGAGAGCGGGGACTATCATCAGTGCTTCACGACAAACTCATAGTACCGAGCAAGCTTGTCGGGAGCGGCGTCCTGGTCATCCAGAAACGCTTTCGCAATTTCGGCATAGAAGTCGATGTTGCTGACATTGAGCTTCTTAGCAACCTTGCTGTAATCGGAATAGACCATGTTCATAGCAGCGTAGAACTCCGCAGGGTCGCAGTTGATTCCCCTCTGCGTCATGATCTGGTTGGTTTGTTCCATCGTCCAGTGAGGGCCGGTAGTGCCGTCTACATTCTGCATTGTGATGGTCCACTCTTTCGCCTCTTCCTGGGTGAACGGTTTAGCTGAATTGGAATCGGGAGGCTTTCCGTTTTCCCATTGGCAGATAGCGTTGTACGCTCCGCTGTAAGTGCTTAAACGTTCTGCCGTCCGTTCGCTCATTGGTTCAACCATGCATTCCGCAATTTTTAAAAGGAGCCATTCTCGGGAGCCTTCCCGCGCTTCGTTGGTGCCATTCATGGCGGCACCCCCTTACTCACGGTCCAGCTGTTCCATGCAGCGGCGGATAGCCTCACGCTCCCGCTCATTCGACACAGAGCCCATCATATCCTCCAACTGGGCCATCATCTGCTCTTTTGCGTCATGTCGGCTGTAACCGCTTTCACGGCTGTAGCCGCGATTGCTGTAACCATCTCGGGAGTAGTGGCCCCGGACGTAGTGTTTCCCGCGATTGGCGTAGCTGGAACCGCGATTGTAAGACCCGCGCCCTTCCCAGTCTCCTGCCTCAGAGTAACCACCATCTTCCTCCAGAGCACAGATTTTGTCAATGTTCTTGATGGTGTCGGTGAGCTTGTGTGCCAGCTCCAAATCGCCAGCGCCCAGCTCTCCCTTCCGAGCTAGTTCCTCCAGCTCCATCTCAAACTTCTCTTTCAGCTCATACAGTGCTTTCATTTTGTTATCTCCTTTCAGCATACACGCTCAACGATCACGTTGGCATTTTCCAGCTCGATCGTCTCTGTGGAGGTGTTTTTGACAGCCACTGTCACACAGCAGCCCCGGGGAACCTCAATAAATGCGGCGGCAAATACATTGAAAAAGTCCTCGACTGCCGCAGGCGTCACAACAGCTGTCGCACTTCCAAGGGCCTCGCCCTCCACGGCGATAGCGACGGAGATGGGACCCACCGCCCCACCGGTCGGGATGGCAATATTCCCGCCAAATACCACCTTGTAGCGGGCACGGCACTGATTCGTCATCCCCCGCAGAGTGATGATGCCAGAACCATCCCGATGGACAATACAATTAGAGCCGGAAACGGGCGTTTCGCTGAAAACTGCATTCCCATTAGCCGCGATCTGCTGAACAAATACATTTGTAAATTCAGCCATAAAATCAATCCTTTCTCATAAAAGAATACGGCGGAGCCATTGCCCCGCCGCGTTGTTGTAGTATCGGCACGGGGCCGAACATTCCGGTCATGCCGGAAAGCTGATGTATGTGGTTTTAGCAGCCGCAGCCGCAGGAGCTATAGCACCCACAACCGGCATAGGGGTTCGGAACCTGATAGGCCGGAACGGGCATAGGATTGATGCGGCGAATCAGCTCGGCGGTCTGCGCCTCCTGGTTGGCAGTAATGAACGCATTCTGAGCCGCCTGAGAAGCCTGGAATTTCAGGGACTGGTTCTCAGCGGTCAGCGTGGCGATCTTGTCCTGAGTCAGGAAGTCCAGAATGGCCCGGCTGTTGGCGTTGGCGTTGTCGATAATGTCCCGCGTGCTGTTCTGAATGGTGTTGCGGGTGTCGCAAGCCTGGGTAGCCATATCGTACCGAACACCCTGAATGGCAGTCTGAATGCCGTTGGTCTGGGTTGCCAGGCTGTAGTTTACGCCGTCGATGGCCCGGGCGTTGTCGCAGCAGCACTGCTGGAGCTGGGTGCCCAGATTGCACATGGCGGTGTCCACACCGTGGAATCCATTGTTGATGGCGTTGGTCAGGCTGTAGGTACTATCACAGATTCCGTTCTGGATGGAATTGATGCCGCTCTGTAGGTTGTTCAGAGCAAAGCCCTCGTTAATGTCCGCACGGGTGGCCCAGCCCTGACCGGAAGGAGAGCCCAGGCCATTACCGGAGTTACCACCCCAGCCGCCGCCATAACCGCCCCAGCCGAACATGCCGAAGATCAGAAACAGGATAATCCAGGAGGCCCAATCGCCACCCCAGCCAAAACCACCATTACCGCCGCCCTGATAAGCGGGAGTAACCGGCATTGTCATAACAGTGCCGCCGTCAGAAGAAAGACTCATGATGTAATCTCCTTTGTAGATTTATTTTCAAAACCGTGGCCACGGATTTTGATTAAATGGTTTGAATTGGTTAAATAATTGGTTTGGAAATGGTTACTTCCCAAACATTCCCCGCATCCCCTCAAACATGCCCTGCATCTGCTGGGCCTGCTGGCGGGCCTGGTTGTATTGGTCCTGGGTGATTTTCCCGGACTGCATCATGTCCTGAATCACTGCATTCGGGTCTTTGCCCTTCATCTGGTTCATAAACTGCTGAAACTGCTGCATCATGTTGGGCTGCTTATTTCCGCCCATAGCGTTGAAAAACGGATTCATTCAGCATCCTCCTTTGCGGGCTTTTTGTTGGTCTGTCTCACCTGAGTGATCTCCTTTGCACTCAGAGCGTCTACACGGGCAGCAAGTGCCTCCAAGTCATCCTGTGTGGCATAGCGCACGGGGGGCGTCTGAGGGGCCTCCTGGACCGTCTGCGCAGTATTTCCGCGCTCCACCAGATCATAAATTTTGATGCTGGGCTTACCAGATGCGTCCGCTTGTTTGAGATAGATGGTGGGCGCATTGCTGTCCCATAAAGCAACAGCACTGTTGGGAGCCACCAGATAGGACATAGCCTCCGCCTGTCCGCTGACCCACACCATGCTCTGACCGCTCTGCTGCGGCATGGGCTGCGGCGTCTGCGCGGGAACCGGCGGCTGATACTGCCCCGCCCGGAGCTGGGCAAGGTTATCCATCATGGGTGGCTGGTAGGGATAGGGCTGCTGAGGGTAATACTGCGGATAATAGGCCATATCACGTCATCCTTTCTGCCAGTAATACAAAACGATCTCATTCCCGCTGTCCCAGGTGTCATATATAATAGAATCCTGGACACAGACCACATGGCCGGACAGAGCAAGAATATAGGTCCCATGTGGGTTCTCTGTTGCGAAATCCGCTACGGACATATCATCTCTGACAATATCCCTCTCGAAGCCCTGCCTGCGCAGATAGGCTCCCCAGACAGCGTTGCTTGACGGCATATCTTTGAGCAGGTTTCCTTCAATACAGAGATTCCAATAGGTAGCGTCCCAGCTTTGGCCCAGGGCTTTAGAAATCGCTCTGACTGTGCAATCCCCAACATTACGTCCGGCTGGGTTTTCGTTGTAAAATTCAAACCGCATATTCACGCCGGTCATCGAACAACAATTCCTGCTGCCGGATGAACGCCTCCAATTCTGAAAATTTCCCCTCTGCCGCATATTGAAAACAGGTGTCAGCGGCGTTGGATGTGGTCCATCCGCAGGCTACCAGCCGCTTGACAAGCTCAGACCCATTCACAAGCAAAATAACACGTCCTTTGCAACAAAATAAGGAGTCCGTGAGGAGGACTGCGACGTGTACAGCCCTTGTTCCTCACGTCCTCCATGTCTATATTGTCGCATAAAAAATCCCCGCATGGGTGGCATCCATGCGGGAGTTGTGTGGGAGTTATGTGAAATGCGTGATAATGTAACTTCGTTACTCCGCATAATTGACATTCATTTTCTTTGAGATATAATAAGAGTGTAGAAGCCTAGACAGTTGCCACAGCCTATACTAACACGCAGAGTAAGGTCTTATCCCCACCCGCAGTGAGCCGTACTGATTGCAGCAGACGATTCATTTTTAACATGGTGGATATAATAGGAGGAAGGAGGCCTCAATATGGTTCGAATCATTGATGCAGCTAACTATTTATTTAACGAATACAAATCTATTTCTGGCGGGAGTCTGCTGGATGAAATGAAACTCCACAAGCTCCTTTATCTTGCACAGAGAGAAAGCCTTGCAATTTCTGGGCGGCCTCTTTTTTATGAAAGTTTTGAAGGGTGGAAGTTCGGCCCGGTATCTCCGGATGTAAGAAAGGTATATTCCAATAGTGGCATTCAAGCCATAACAAATGACGTCTCACCAGAAGCTTCTATTATTTTGAACGCAATATTGGAGGAATATGGACCGATCGAGTCCTGGAGTCTAAGCCAACTTTCTCACCAGGAAATTTCATGGAAAAACGCGAGAAAGGGGCTTTATCCAGATGACCCCGGAAACGTTGAGCTGAAACTAGAGGATATTATGGAGGACGCGAAAAAAGTGCGCCCATTTGATCACATTTGGGGAATGTACTATGACGAATTTGAAGACATCCCGCCGGGGGAGGTCCCCGCAGTATGAGTGAAGCAGGCAAGGTTTACCTGTTTTCAATGCAGTTCTATGATGTGAAAAGTGGAATGATGGCCTTTAAGGCAAGGCCTGCGCTAATCATATATGGGCCGAGAAATAATGACTATACAGTGTTGCCAGTCTCCACAATAAAAAATCCGAAAGATAGAGACCCAGACTATGATCTCCGAATTGACCCAAGAGATTATCCAAATTTAGGTCTTAATGATGTCTGCTATATTAGAACGCACAAGCAGACACCGGTTCATCGTAGTTCAAAGTATAAATTGATAGGTGATCTGAAAAAGGAATACCCTCAAAAATATCAAGAAGTAGTTGCTTTGATGGAAAAGTTTGAGCAGGAAATTAAACAGAAAGCATAATTAAAAGGAGCTGGGTTAATTCCCGGCTCCCTTGTTTGTATAGAGTTGTTTTGCTACTTCCTCAACCCTTTGGAATATGTACTTTTCATGGTCACTAACTGTGCTCCGATACCAGCCCAATTCTGCCGCTACATCAATTTGATTCCACTTATCAATGATGCGCCGCCTTGCGATCAGTTCATCGTCTGTATGGAACGCTGCCTCTTCAATAACTCTTTCTAACTGAGAGCGCAAGAGTTTATCTAGCGGTGGTGGTAATTTCACTCTTGCGCTCATTGGTTCACGTCCTTTCAGGTGTTCAGGCTTTTCCGAATTTCTGATGATACCTGTACAGCATCACGGCAAACTGCCTGCGGGTAACGGGCTGGTCCAGCATCATGTCGCCGTTCGTGCTGCCCAGCATAATGCCGTTCTCCTGCACCCACTGGACCGCCAGATCACTTTCAGAAGGATTGTCCACAGTTTCCTCCTTCCAGGCAATCCCCAGATAGTTCAGGATGCCCTTTGCTTCCGCTTCCGCCAGTTTTTGCCGGTATGCGGAGTTTTTGAGATTTGCGGTGTCTGTTTGATTGGTGTGGAAGCCATGCTCGATCAGAACAGCCGGAGCCACGGTGCCTTTCAGGACATACAGCGACGGGTCCGCCACAATCGGTGTAGACCTGACAGTAATTCCGGCGTCTTTGACGGCCTCCAGGATATCCTTTGCCGCCTCATAGCCGCTCCCGCTGGTCTTGTAGACATATGCGCTCCAACCGGAGGCAGAGGACCAGCCTCCATTTCCAGCGGCGTTGCTGTGCAGGCTCACGAACAAATCCAGGTCTTTGATGGCGTTTGCAATCGCACACCGCTGCGCAAGGCTGACTTCCCCGCCGCCAGTCCTGGTCATGGTGACGGCAACGCTATGCCGCTCCAGGATGCTCTGAATGCGTTTCCCCATGTCCAGGGCAAACTCATGCTCATAATAGGTTCCGTCCGGGCTTTTGTTGGCGAGGTTTCCCGCGTCATGGCCCGGGTCCAGGACCACCTTTTTCTTTTCCACAGTTGTCTCCCCTTTCTTGAGATAGACCAGAATCAAATCATGCACGTTCCTGCTGCTCTGGATGACCGCTCCATTGAAATAACACTGGCTAGAGCCGCCGGCATCCAGCATAACCGCGGAATCCCATCCTGCCGCCGCCAAATCGTCTCTGAGGGCTTCCGGCGTCCGGGTCAGACTCCCTCCGTCCCTCGTACAGTACAGGGCCAGAGAGCCGTCCTTGACGCCAATGGCAGAGCGCCCACGTTTGCCGCCCTGCCCCACGTCATAGATCAATTTGGAGAGTGGCTTTCCGGAAACAATCAGCGGTGTGCAAGTGATATAATTGCGCTGAGAGGCGTCTGGCAGCGTGTCCATAGAAATGTCCGGCCCATCATTCCAGGAGTAGCCGGAGACTGTGTAAGCCGGTTTGCAGAGTACCTTCCCATCTGCTTTCAAGTGGCAATTAGGTACAAACGTGCTCATGTTGTAGAGCGTGCCGTTGAGGATGTAATCCGCCCCGGTCTCCCTCTGAATTTGAGAGAGAGACCGGCGAGCGGTGTTGATGTAGAGCTGGATGCGCTGGATATCTTTCAGGGGGATTGTTACCGCCAGATGGTCAGGCATTTCCATCACTCCCGGAGTTGCGCTTTTCGGCCTGGGTACCGAAGTAGAATGCGATCACCACGGTGAATACGGTGAGGAACTGCTCTGCCGTCACGCCGCCGGTACAGGTCAGGTAGGCGAACACCGCCGTGAGAATTACCGTGACAATGCTCTTGACGGCCAGCAGGTTTGACAGCCGTTTCTTCAAAAGCTCCATGTGTTTTCCTTTCCGGGCAGCACAAAAGCCGCCCTGTCGTGCTTGACAAAGCGGCTTGATTTGGTATAATGAATGTACAAGGGCGCTGTTGTTTGACGGTTAGCCCCTCTGCATAACTAACTCACGTTAGCCGTTCGGGGACCATCCGAGCGGCTAACACGCTTTTGGGGATATGTAAATCATAATCCAAAGGACTATGAGTAAACACACCAGGAACCGCCAGACTTTCATCCAGCGCCCATGTCCCATCGGCCTCACCCCCTTTCTTGGGGGAGTAGCTAACCGCCGTATACAACAGCGCCCAGGGCCCTTTTCAGGGCAGGTTTATTCTACCAAAAGCGCCGCTTTGTGTTAATCTTCGCCGCCCGGATGGGCGGCTTTTCAATTAGTTCCTGCCGTGGTCCTTGTCGTAATCCGCCATAGACTTGGGCTGATACTTGCAGGACCCGTCCTCAGCATAGATGTACCGCAGGGAGCCCTTCACCACGTCCACGCCATGATACTTGGGCCGGTTGTACACCATATCCTTTTCGGGGATGTACTTGTCGATCTCCTCCTGCCACGCGACAGCGCCGGTGAAAGTGTGCATGGAGGCCCACCAGGGAGCCTTTTCAGGCGCAAGATTGCCCAGCTCGTCACCGTACACCTGCCACATCTGTCCGCCAATATAGACAATATCACATTCATTAGGCATACCATCGGAGCCAACCATGTTGATAGCGCCGCCCTGCAGCTTTCCCTTTACGACATGTACCTTGTCCATCGTACCGGTGCCGCTGGACATCAGGCCATAGCCGGTCACGTCGCCGGGCCGGGCGCCGACCTTGGTGGCCGCGATCTCCTCAGCTGTCAGGGCATTCTTTCCAGGCTGAAAGGAAAATCCAGCACCGGCCTCTTTCAGTGCCTTGTTGGTGTCCTCCACGGGAGTCTTGCCACTGGTGTAATTGTTAATGATCTCGTTGATAGTCTTGTTCATAATATGTACTTCCTTTCTAAATTTCCGGCTGTGCCGGTTGATAACAAACTGTTGATTAGGGAACAATCAAGCTTAGAACCGCAAACGCCGCTGCTGTCAAAATGGAGGAAAGCACCGCAACAACCACTTTGCTTTTAATATCGCTCCATTGTCTTCCAGGCTTTTGCTGTTCTGTCTCCTGCCACTCGATCAGCTTGTCCAGTTTTTTCATGATGTTGTTATACTGTTCGTTCCGGGCGGCTTCTACCTTTTCAAGCTCCCGAATGCGGTCAAACATCTCTTTATGAGTCCCTCGCGCGGATTCTCGGAGTTCCGTTATCTGCTTTTCCAGCATATCCGCTTTTTGCAGGCCCAAACAATCCCGCTGTGGGTCTATGATACATTTTTCATTACTCATGGGCAGCACCGCCTATCTGTGGTATTTAGAATTTAATGATTGGAGTTAATGCTATATTGACCGGACGAACAGTATATATTTTTCCTTGTTGTGTTTCACTAGGACTACCTGAGCTATCTTCCCGATACATGTGTGAATAACCGGTATTCTGTTCACTATCTTGTGACGAAATGTATCGTAGTCTTGTTGGAATTTGGTTATTTAATGAACCAGAAAATGTAGTGTTTGTATATATAGCTGTTGCATCTTGTAACTTTCCAAATTCTGCTTTATACTGTCCGCGACTTCCGCTTCCACGAATAAACGCCGCCTGCAAGTTTGGAAGCGCAAAGGTCGTGCTTCCATCTCCCGCACCAAATGTTGTTCCGATTACTGCAAAGAGAGCTGCGTAGTTCGTCCGGCTAATAAGGCTTCCGTCACAGACTAGATATCCATCCGGAGGAGTTGTCGCGGCATACCAAAGAATTGTGCCGGGGGGATTTCCCCCTGTGCTGCCCGCATTGGCGAGTACTTCCTGAAATTCTTCCTCCGTCCCCGTATATCCTCCATCAACCGCATACTGATAAGCTGATTTGCCGGGAAGTCCAATCCCGGCCACCTTTTTGCCGTTTACGTAGAGTGCCATGATTCACCTCCTCATGATTTCCAGGCGACATAGTTATAAGTGACGCCATTTATAAACACCATAGAACCGCCACCTGTAATTTGCCCGTTTTGAGCGTTGTATGCTAGATTTGTAGTGTTTAGATATGATCGGCGAAGGTCAGCAGAATTGTCTGTTCTATACGCATATACCAGTAATTTTACTGAGTCTGTATAAAAAAGCGAAACTGTCAAAAATTCTCTGTTTGCAAGCTCTCTACTTTGCGCAGTGGTGATTGCAGCAACATTGGTATACCCTGCCAAACTCGGGACTGTAATGGAATTACTTCCGTTTCCAATGAAAGTTCCAGAAACGATCTCTGCCCCAGTCGATATCTGTCCAATCTTCTGCGCCATTGCCGCAAAGCTGTCCGTCGCCGCAGTTTCAACCCCCTTGTCAGTGACTGCGGCGGCAATCACGGACTTGCCCTCACTGACAGATTGAAAAAGCTCGTCGATGGCTTCTTGCGTATTGGTGGCCGCCATACCAGACTCCGTGTTGTTATAGGTGATCTCGGAGGCGCTTACATCATTCTCGCCATCTTCTGTGAAGGTGAGGGTAAACGGGGCGGCGCCAAAGGATTCATTCATGGACATTACGCCTCCGCCATCTACGGTGACTGAATTCACAAGCGATGTATTAAATTCTTCTTCTGTGCCGGTATAGCCGCCATCCTTGGCAGATTCATAGGCCGATTTACCAGCCCCTGCCACCAGCTTTCCATTTACTTTGATTGCCATTGTTCACCCACCTGCCTTAGTCAGCGTTTCGCTCAGGACGCTGTACTCCTCCGGGGTCAGCCTGTCCGCCGCCAGATACACGTCCATCTTCTCCTGCAGGCCTTCCGTCCGGCCCCGGTCAATCAACAGCTTGCAAAGATTGTATACTGTAGACATAGGGTTTCTCCTTTCTCATCATAGGGCGGTGAGTTCCAGCATACACAGGCGTTCCTCGTGGTCTGCCAGCATATCTAGGGTTATGTCTTCCATAGAGAGAGCTGGCTCCAACTCCATCTCCGGCTCCGGGATATCCATAATGGTTTGCTCCGTCCGCCCGTCCGGGTATAACAGCATCACGGTTTGTTCCATGTCTGCACCTCCCTTTACAGCTCTTCACAGAAAAATATTTCTGTTCCAATGCCTAAATATTTCGTTCCGTAGAGGCCGATAGATTCCGCCCTGGAATATATAGCTTGAGTATTGGCAGAAAAAGAATAATAGTGATGGGCTGCGGTTGTGGCATCAGACCATTCCATACAGCCGTTTCGCACTCGTTCTCCAGGAGAAAACAGGCGGACAGAAATGATCATAGGTTCAGACCCAACAGCCACATCGTTTGAATTCGGCTGTGTGATACTTGTGGATGAAGAGGATATAACAGATCGGGACTGTATGCTGTAACTCCCATTAAAAAAAATATTCAAACTCGAATAATCTTTTGTAGCGGAAGCGTTCTGCTTGATGACGAGCCAGTGACGTTTAAAAAAGTCGATCCCAGGCCCTAGGACGAAGATAGGGTCATTGACACCATTTGTCACAAATTTGTTCAGGACCTTGCATTTTGCTGATGTCAGTTGATATAGCATCTGAAAAGCCAAGTCGGGAGTTGGTGCGCCGGGAGCATCATCGTAAACATTCCCGTAGTCATCCTCATAGTACGAATAGGCCGGGAAAGACGCCGGAAGCGAGAAGCAGGGCGCGAATGTTCCGCCGCCATTGCTAACAGCCGCATCGGTTACACGTATCGTGTTGGTGTATTCGTTCGTGGCAGCCCCCAGATAATAGAGATGCGCGCTGCCAGCGCTATTGTTTCTTGGGGTTCTTGTCCACTGGGCGAAGCCATATTTCAGAGCATTTACCGGCAAATCCAGAAACGTTCCTTCCTGATTGGTGTAATTGAGCGGCCCATAAATCTCAGTCACCGACAACACAAACACGTCTCTTGTAAGTGTGCTCACAGCGGTGGTATTTCCTGAGGCGGTGTAACGGAACTTTGTTGGCAGGATTGCGGCCTGGACTTCCGCCGTCAGATTCGCCTTGTAAGACTGACAAGCCGCATCCACCGTGCTTTCGGCGTATTCGCCGTTGCTAGCGGCGAAATTACTCACAAAGTCATATCCGCCGCTGCGGACCAGTAGAACCCGTCCCGCTCCGTTCAGCTCACTCTCATAATCAGGCACACAGATAAAATCAGCCCAATGGTTGCCCTCTTTGAGTTTGATCACATCTCCCTTTTTCACAGCAGACAGATCAACCGTTATCTCCTTCGCAAGTCCCAGCGCCTCCGCCGTCTCATCGCTCAGCAGATCACGCTTGCTCATGATCGGCCCTACAACATTATCCTCGACATAGCCAAGAATTTGCCCTGCGGAGCCGTCTGGGAGACTTCCTCCCCCAGAACCAGCCTCCTCCGTAAACTCAATCGTGTACGGGCCGGAGCCGAGGGTTTCGGACATAGACACCTCACCACTGTTCTCCACAGTAATTGCCTGATTTGCTCTTGCGATTCCCGCGTCAATTTCCGGTCCCGTGTAGGCCCCGTTATATCCATCTGTTGTCGGCATATGATCACTCCCTCATGCAGAGATATGGCTCCCCATCGGCGGTAATGTAGGCTGTGCTGCCAACAGGAATATAATAGTAGTTGTCGTTCCAGCTTCCGTCTTCCCCCTGTGCAAAGAGGGAAATTCGATAGTTCCCGTCTCCATGAACAAGGTAATCGTCATACACCTCGAAACTCCGCTGTGTGTTCGCCGGGGTGGTGGAGAAGGACGCGATCAGCGCCCCCTTCCCCACGCCGTACTCCTCCCCAGCCTTCGTAGCGCGGCACTCAAACGCCTGATAGGGAATATCTGACTGAAACGCCACAATGATATAATCAAAGCCAGACACGGCGGAGACCTTTTCTCCGGAAATAGAGAATGTCAGCTTTGGGGCCGCCATTATGCCACACTCCAAATTCCTGCGGCAGTCTTGACGAAGACCTTGACAATCTTCACGCCGTCTCCGGTAGACGCGCTCTCCAAATCGGTTCCGTTAATCGTAACCTGGATATTAGTGGTGGCGGGATAATTGCCTTCGTTTCCGCTGGTGTTGATGGAGCCGCCAGTGGTGGGGATTAGGGTGCCCGCATCCTGCTCGCTGGAATTGGCAGGAACCACGCAAACCTTGTACTCGTCAAACTCCACATCGGAAGTAAAGTTGATAACAGACTGATTGAATCCCGCAATCTTGGAAATCTTGCTCTTGTCCGGGCCGGTGACTGTGACCACGGGAACCGTAGTGTTGAGAGTGATATCATCCGTCACCTCGGCGCTCTCGTTGCCCACATCGTCACGGACCTTGATATGTACAGTCTTCAGGCCATCCCCAGAAGTCAGGTTGACGCTCTTGCTGGTGGCAAAGGTCTCCCAGCTGGCGGACTCTTCCTCCGCAACACCATCAATTCCCCAGATTTTCATCTGGTAGCCGGTGGTCTGCTCGTCGCTGACTCCAATGGTCAGCTTTACCGCTGTACTGGTCGCATACAGTGCCCCATCATTGATTTGCAGTGTCAGGCCAGACGGTGCGGTGGTATCAAGAGTTAGGTTAAAATAGCTTGCCATTTACTGACTCTCCTTTGTGTCAAGTTGGATATATACATAGGCCCCTGGCCTTTCATAAACATTCTCGCTGCCAGCCATGATGGTTTTAATCCCCATCTCTCCCAGCATCAAGGTCTCTATGGTCTCTGTTCCTGCATAAATCATTTTGCTACCCCCGAATCAGATAGAGCGTGGTGGGGCTCTTTGTGGGAAGCTCCTCATATTCCTGCCTGTCCATCACACGGATCACTGATATCTCCGGAGATGATACATTGCCGGAACCGGAGCTTCCAGCCGGAAGCGGAACATCGCTTTTCTCATATTCCTTTTTATCCGGGTTCCAGATCATCCAGTAACCGTTCTCTCCAGGCATCGGCGGATTATCGTTGATGCTTGTCAGCCTGTCCTCCATTTGTTCAAACTCAGACGGGAGTGGCGGAGGAAAAAAGTCTACCGCATTTATGCTGCGGAACACCGTGGCGTAAAACAGGTTACTGTGCCGAACATAGTCGCCCAGAGTACCACGCACCTGCATGGCATATGTACCGTTATCTGCCAACATAGGGGCCTTTAGGAGGGCACTGTAGACCATTCCGGTTCTTGTAAGCTGGATAATATTTTTTTCTCCATCTTTTTCTACGTCTACTTTCAGGTCCCATTCCTCTGTTAGATCGGTGGACACTTCCAGCACTGTAGCCCCATTGTCCCCTTCAAAGCCCAGAGAAAACCCTGGTGGAGCACACACCTCCCAATCCTTCATATAGAGCATGCAACATCACCTCACACCGTCGGATTCATCTGATCGTTTACCCAATCAAACATGGCGTCCTGTTCCTCACCAGAATATTTACTTGTATAATATCCGCCTGGAAGCCCTTCCGAAATAGCTATTTGAAGCATTTGATTGAACTCTTCCTGCGTCATATTGTCCTCCTAAACGATGATAAGCCGCCCGTTTTTATCAAGAACTGTTTTTTTGTTTTTATCCATGAGTTTTCCGGGCTTGATTTCTGTTTTTTTACCGTAGTATAAAATGATGCACCCTTCTTTTCCGGAGCCGCCTGAACCTCCTGCCCCACCTGCTCCACCATTACGGGGATAAATAGATACTTCAGCAGTTTCCGAAATAGTTACAACGCTTGTGCCTTTATTTTGGGATGTCTTTGAGAATTGGGCGGAAACTGAACCGTCTCCATTAGCCCCTCCTCCGCCACCTCCGCCTCCGCCAGAACCTGCCGAGCCGTAGGTTTCTCCAGGGGCCCCGTTTGCGCCTCGTCCTCCGCTTCCACTTACACTTGAGGTCAATTTCGAACTTGTTACAAAACCAAGGTTAACAACTTTGGACCATGTACCATATGAGGCATTACCACCAGGCGACCCGTTTGAATTACCAGACGACCCACCCGCACCGCCACCTCCAGCACCACCATCACTGTACGATGCAGACCCATTCCAAGTTATATTGTCATATAGTGAAGTTTCTTTTCCGCTCCTCGGATAGTTTTCGCTCCTTCTGGAGTACCCTGAACCTCCTGGAACTCCATCAACCTCAGATCCGGAAGCCCCAACTGAGCCACCCGCACCTCCTTTTCCACCAGACGAACCTGCTTTCGCATAAGTAATTCCGGTGACAATATCCGTATATCCATCTGGAAGGATTCCACCATTTTCAGAGGACACATCTCCAAATGTTGTTTGCCCTCCAGTCGCGCCATTAGTTACCCCGCCAGTTCCGCAACTATAGGATATTTTATCGCCTGGATTTACGGAAATAGTTGTTTGCAAAACATTTCCGGCGATACCCGAAGCACCGCCCTCTCCACCTTGGCCTGCAGAGCCTCCACTGGCCGTAGTTGATGCAGAAACGCTTACAGTTCCACTTTGCCCAGCTTGAACATTCGCTGTCTTATGGTCACTGTCTGTGCGCACAATATTCCCGCCCGCTGTGCCTTTCTCGCCAGATTGTCCATTATATCCAGCTTGTCCTCCAGAGATCAGCACTATTCGTACCTCAGATACACCTTCCGGAACGGCCCATTCGCCGCTTCCGGTCAGCAGTTCATGTTCATCATAAATAACTGTTTGCTCAATTTGGAGTGGACGGTAGCCGACAAGTTGTTTAGATTTTGCCCGCAGCGTCCCTGATACAGTAATATCAAGGCTCTCAATACATGCCTGTACATTTACTTCATCATACGGATGATAAGCAGTTACAACATCACCTGGAGATAGCTGCCCAAGTACAATGTCTCCATCAATAGTCTCTGAACATGTATAATAATTCTTGAGTCTATTGGCTACAGCACTTGAATTTACAAGGGAAACCAGAGTCGCTTCTGTTACAGATTTTACATTCTCTGTTTCTTGGCTTCTTCCATCCTCTATATTCCTGGAAATTTGTCTTGTGATATGGATATATTTTTTTCCTTTTAATGTACCCGTTCCAGAAGATACCTTCGCATAATTTGCGCCGCTTTCCAGAATAGTAAAGCCAGAGGCGGTCAAACTGTGCATTGGTTCTGAAAAAGTAATTATATCCCCTGATTGCGTAGCGCCTTCAAACAAATCTGCTTCTTCTGTACCTTGTACGTATTGATGCTCAGTTACTGCAACGCGCGTTACTTTAGAACTATGCGATGCTTTTGGCCCCTCAAATAGTTTGTCTTTCCCAACATTTCCGCTGATGCCATCCCAAAGGGATTCAATCCTTAAAATGCCTTTCCTGTCTGTCTTAACTGTTGCTCCGATTGCAAACAATACTTGTGCTAAGTTGTCTCTCGGTGTTGCGATCGGAAGCCACCCATAAAGTGCGATTTTAGCGAAAGAGAAATGCAAAATATATGGTACGCTGCCACAAATACTCGGGAGAATTTCTTCCACGGTTTCGCCTGTATAAATGCCTCCATAGTGCTGACCTTCTGCCAGAATACCGATTGCAGAATCTGCTTCAATCGTATATGTCGATGCAGATGTGCGCTTGATCGATTGGACATAGAAAATGCCGGTCAGTATATCGTCATTATAATATCTTAGCGGCGCGTTCCTCTGGAAAGACAGGATGGACGAGTCAGTACACTCTACCTCTGCTTCGAACGAATTCGGTTCAAGTTCGGACTGCAATAGGGAAATTGTGGAATAGATTTTTCCGGACCTGATTTCTGACCCAGTAAACACCCAGCCCTCGTATTCAATCTTGCTTCGTCCCATACCAGCACCCCCTTCATCTCTTTAGCTGTGCGTCAATAGGAATGAAATTCACTTCGATTTCACCCCAAAAATTCACGCCCTTTTCAACCTTCTCAATATCCTGTGATGCACTGGTGTAATAGGCCTGGTAACTGATAGTTTTCTGCCCGTCCGCAGCCTCTAGTAATACGGAATCATCGATAGAATGCTGATACAGATATTCCCAGAACTCATCTAAGCCGGCGTAATCATCCCCACGTCTGAATACAGTAATCTTATGTCCAAGATATGTCCCGATTATATCCCGGATCATTTTCCCGGCCAAAACTCGCCCTGCGTTAGGGCCATCCAGTACATTAAAATTTCTGTTGTAAGCGGAAATTGCAACATCAGCATCAAATTCCACGCCATTCAGTTTGATGTAGCTCATTTATCCCTCCGAAAGACGCACACCGATTCTCTGCGTCTGCTGGTTGTTTAGCCTGTACATCACTCGTCCCATCTCTTGCTCTCCGATCTGAAGGATGACGGTATGATCTCCGCTTCCTCCGTTCATCCCACTTCGCTGAATGCCACGCACGACTGCCGCCTCGATCTCCGATGTGGGGGCCTCAATGTTCGTACCGCGTTTCTGGTCGCCCAGCACGGCAAGGAACTCCCGGTTGGGCGGGATGACGGCCCCACGAGCCAGGGCGGGGACATCCTCCAGGGCGAGGCGGGGAGCGGACACTCTGCCACTAAAGCCGCCGCTTCTTCCACTACTTGTTGTTCCGTTGCTTCCTAACTTTAGAACCGCACCACCGCCAAGAAGGGCAATACCGGCTAGCAACATGACTGGATTCAATGTCATGGCACCGATGGCAATTAGGGCTATGCCAGCAAGTAAAAGTGCTGTAGATACCCATCCTGCCACTTCTTCGAGGTGTAGGGATTCAACCCAGCTTGGAAATGTTCCACTTTCGTTTCCAATAACCATACCTGCTACAAGCAAAGCAAGTCCGCCGAGAAACATTGGTATGCTCTGTGTCATAAGGCCTATCGCTACAAGTCCAATACCGGCGAGCAAAACCGCAGTGGTTACATATCCCATGACTTTTTCAAGACCCAACGTTTCGACCCAATCCTGCAAATGTCCATCATTTACTGAGGCAACGATTCCAAGCCCAAGAATAATTGCACCAGCAATTAATAATGGAATATTTGCTGTAGCCGCCGCAACAGCTACCATTACAATTCCGGCTAAAAGTATGACAACAGATATCCACTGGACAACAGTCGTTAGGTTTAATTTCTCCCACCACGCCATCAATGTTTGCTCCCCAATTAACTCTGCCGTGATACCTGCAGCAAGTAAAACTCCTCCTGCGACAACCATAAAGATGTTACCCATCGCTGCTCCGATGCAAATCAACGCAATCCCTGCGATTTGAATTGCAGCTGCTACATACTCAAATGCTGAATTAAGTCCAAGGGTTTCTGCCCATGATTTCATCGTCCCGCTTTCGATTCCTACATAAATTCCAGTTGCAAATAAAGCGATTCCGGATATCACCATTAGAATATTACCGAGTCCTGCCCCGATACAGACGAGCGCAAATCCTGCAATTAGCAGTGCTGCAGTTATAAACTGAGCCGCTCTCGAAAGCCCGAGGGTTTCTGCCCAATCTTGCATCATACCGCTCTGTGCCGCATACACAACGGCTACACCAATTAAAACCAGTCCCGCTATGACTAAAAGTATATTTGCTGTAGCAGCTCCGATTGCTACCATCACAATTCCTCCAAGGATAACAGCAATTACTACAAATTCCTGCACACTGTTAAGTCCAAGCGCATCTACCCAAGATTGGAGTTGTTCATTTTCCTCCGAAAATGCAATCCCAGTTCCAAGCAATAACAAGCCGGCAATAACAAGAAGCAAACTGCCCATTGATGCGCCGATTGCGATAAGCGCAATTCCTCCAAGCATTAATGCGATCGGGACCCACGCAGATACGCTTTCCATAACTTGCTGTAACCATCCGCTGTTTTGATTGATTGCGGAAAAATCTGGAACAATCTCCTGATCTTGATCAGCCACTTTTTTGCTCCCACCTGAAAGCTGATTGATTTCATCGAAAGACGCCAGAGATTTTTCCGCTTCCTCCGCCGCCTCTCCAGTTCCCTCAATGGCTTCTGTTTCCTCATACAGGCTTTCAGCGGAATCCGCCGCCTTGTCTGCGGTAGTCCCAAAAATGGCCGCAGTAAACCGTGCCGCCATTGAAATAATCTGAGCCAGTATATCGACAAACTTAGCAAATGCTGGTATAATCACGTCAATAAACGGCTGGGCCAGTGTCAAAAGGGCGCCTTTCAGTCTTGCGATGGAAGCCCTTGCTTCGTCATTCGTCTTAATGACCTTGCTCATCCACTCGCGGAACTTTGCAAGAGCCTGTGTGATAATCGTGAAAACAAGTGCGCTCCTGATAACTTCACGTAGACGCATGGAAAATTTGGCTGCACTTTTCTGCGCACGATCGACGGATTTTGCCATTTTTTCAGAAGCAGGGCCAGCCTTTGCCATGTTCTGCAGGATGCTCCCCGCTTCTTCCTTCGCCTGATTCAGTTTCCCTTCTAAACTGGAAACTTTGGAATCATAGGTTGATAGAGCATTGTTGGCCTGCTTCCATTCTTTTTCAATCGCATTGACCTCAGCCTGTTGCTGTTTCAGCGCAGCGTCAACCATGGGTTTATCTGCGTATGAGCGCATAAAGTCATCCGCTGACACGCCAGGCTGCATTGAAACATTGATGGCACTTTGCTCATCCTGCAGTATTGCAAGTCGTTTTCTAGCCTCTTCTAGCTTTGTGTTGACTGAGTTAAGGCTGTTTTCAAGCGGAATCCTGCCATGTTTTTTTGCGGCAAGCTGTTCTTCCAAAGATTTGATCTGCCTATTAAGGCGATTAAGTTCTTTCTGAGCGTTTTTATCATCAATATTGGTCTCAATGACGATAGAACCGTCAGCAGACATATGAAACACCACCTTGAGGGGAGAGATTTATGTGGATGGATATAAAGAAATCATTATTACAAGGGAGAAATCCATGTGGGGCTGTGCGGTTGATTTTACTGTCCTTTTAGACGGTAAGGTCGTCGGGACATTGCGAAATGGGACGACCATTTCTGCATACGCCCAAGACGGGCCGCATACCATTTCGTTCCAAAAGGGCCGAAAGATAGACTGCTCTATTTCGATTCTCTTGTTGCCGGAGGATAGGGCAAGGGTCGTGAATACGATTATATCTGGTTCTCATATTGTGGTTGATAGCGAATACGCAACAAACACACCAGAAACCGTCTCTTTCGACAGCAAGAACGCCCCAGGAAAAAGCAGCAGACGAATTAAGGGAAATATTGCATTTTCGGCCGTGATTGTTGTTGCTGTGCTTTCCACTGTATTTCTTACTTTTGGGAGCCGCTTTGATAGTTCGTTAAACTCTGATTCAAACAATCTGCCACAGTCTACGCCCACGCAGGCCAGCCAATCGGAGGAAATTACCATTTCCGCCGCTGATTTGTGGGCAGCGTATAAAGAGAACACTGTGAACGCAGATGCACTATATAAAGATAAGATTCTAGTTGTGGCCGGAACTATTCAAAATATAGGGCAGGATATTGTTACAAAGGCCCCATGCATTTCTCTTGAGACAAATGATGGTTATGGACTTTATCCCATCCAGTGTTTTTTCCCAAAAGATGGCGAGCAAACAGATTTGATTGCTCAATTAAATGACGGAGACTATATCACTATTGTCGGAGAATGTGATGGTGTTCCGCTGGCTCAGGTACAGCTATCTGATTGCTCCATACGATAGTAAAGTAATTCCAAAAGTCGTAGTTGGCAGTATTGATGATGCAGTTGTCTTTGTAGGAGCCGTTTCTCCTGGAATGGAAATCGTTGGTCACGTAGTTTGGGAACTACCATCGGATTGGGATGAATTTCAAACATCTTACATAGACGCCGGAACAGCTGTGGAAAGCAAACAGCATTTTGTAATTTGTAAAGAGGACATAAATTAGTAAAACCTCCTCCGTTTCAATATGGAGTTGTTAACAAATCAAGTTTCTTGACAGCTATCCAGCCAGCCCGTATAATAGCAAACAAGAGGTGATCGGGATGTTAGATGAAAAGGACCTGCAAGCGATTCATACAATGATGGAGCAGCAGAAGAAAGAAATCCTCAAAGAGTCTATGGCAAATATGCAGGTAATCATTGAGAATACATTTGCCCCACAATTCAAATTATTGTTTGAAAAGCTAGATTCGATGGGGTCTAAAATGATCCCGCAAGAAGCTATAGACATTATGGAAGATCGCGTGGATGATCTTGAAAAAACGGTGGCTATACATACCCGGCAAATTGAAGAATTGAAAAAAGCTCAGTAATGAATGCCTCAGACGGTGCCTGTTTCGGGTGCCGTCCTATTTTTTTCGCCCGTCCAGAGGTTTACAAGATTGTTTTCCGCCTCACTATAGTTCTGTTTGATGTCGATAATGTCACGATTTTTCCGATAAAATTCTCTGTCTGACTTGTCCAGCGGCTTACCTTTTGCTTTCTTATCGCGGATGCGGACGATCTGGGCAAATAGGCAATCCCCAATCTCTGCATAGGCGGAAAGAATAGTCCACCAATGGACTCCTCCTGTATTGGTTTCGATGTCGTAGTCCACAGCGCGGGCCTCATAGCCCAACACACGGTTGACTGGGGCAATAATGCGCGGGAAGTCCATCGGCCAGTCTACAAGGTGTGGGCCTTTCTGCTCCTTTGACCCCTCGCCTCCATTGATAAAGCAGAACATCGCTTTCATCGCCGCGTCATAGTCAGTCAGATCGTCAAAGTCAATGTAGAAGATTTGGAGTACGTCAAGAGCGCGTTCTTCCTCGCTGGAATCCGGGTCGTTCATGGCCTCGAAAATATCAAGGATAACGCGGTAATCATAGCGGATAGCAAACTCTTCTCCGTCTATTTCAACGGTTTTTGGCAGCCCATATCTCATGACGTACTCCTTTGATTACTTCTTCTGATACTTTTGGTATTTTGCCGTATATTTACTGATCCTTGGATTAGTAAGCTTTTGCTCTCTTGAGAATGTGGTGTCGATTTCATCCATGATAGCCATCATCAGATTACACCACACGGGGAGGCCATTAGCGATTGCGTAGACGTTCATGCCGCCGAATACCGCTTCGCTCACGGGTGCTTCAAATACACCATCAATGATGTCACGCATCTCTGCATCCCGCTCTTTGGCAAATTCAAAGATTTCTCTCTTATCCGTCATCTTCTCGATCTGTGCCTTATACCCTTCCTGCTTTTTATCCAGTTCTTCAAAGGCAGAGTACAGCTTTTCCACAAAGTTGCTGTCAGTCGGGTTAAAAGATACCTCACACTTACCGTTTAGGGAATATGTAGTGAGACCTGAATCAAAATTAAGTTCTTTCATGTCTTAGACCTCTTCATCACTAGGCGTAAATGTCACTGTCCCGCCACTAACGGAGGCTGTCCCTACAGTACGAGTTCCACCATAAGTCACTTCAAGCGGCATACCAATTGTGCCGCCGCCCTCTCCGCCAAGCCCAGAGGGAAGAATAGAACAAGATGCATATCTCTCTGCAAACACAGCTGTATTAGCCGTACCTGCATATAGATGGACGATAAGCATGTCTTGATTCATCAGGGCATTTACATTCTGGTCTTTAATGCCAAGATTCCAAATTTTCTTTTGGGCTGCGTCATCCGCATCTAATTCGCACGGGTCAAAAGTCTGAGTGATTGTGGGCTTCTTTCCGTTGGTGTAGGTATTTCCGAAGATGTCAACCTTCGTCTCTGTTTGCCAGTCATACTCAGACGAACTATCTTCTACTCGCTTGCCAATTGCAGACCACTTCGGAGTGCCAATATCCTCCGCTGTATTTAGGTAAGCAATCAACATTTCCCGTCCTACAGTTTGACCAGGTGTAGTATTGAAAGTTAAATCGGCCATAGTCTATTGCTCCTTTCAAACTCCGACTTCATAAGTCAGGCGCATTAAAATTTGATAATCTTCATAGCCGTTTTCAAGTGCGGCCAGCTTTGCGGCCTGTGTGGTAGGCTCCACTCTCAGTGCGCGGATTCCCTCTCCCAGCTCCGGTTTATTCGTTCTGGCCCAGTCTCCGAATCTGTTCAACAGCTCGACAGCTTCTAATCGTGCATCTATGCTGTCTCCCGGTTTGATTCGATAGAGCATTTCAAACTGATATTCCGCTTGATATCCGCCCAGAATGTATTTGCTTGTAATGTAAGTTCCCGGAATCGTGGAGAGAGTCATTCCTACCTCAGCGGGCTTTGCCATGTCCACATCTAAAAATTCATAGTTGATGATGGCAACGGGCTTGTCCGGAAAGGTATTTGCCCAAACCAGCATAGAACGGGAAATTGTTTGAACCTCCTCCGCCGCAGCTAACACTTTAGGTCCTTCTTTTTTATCAGAGATCATTCTTCACCGCCTTGTCTGCTACTCGCACCCACTTCTCAAGGTTTTCTGACTTGCTAGCCTCGAACCAGTGGGATTGGGCCTTTGGATTTACAGAACGCTGTATGTTCAGGTCCATATCAGTTGGTTTCAGTTTTGCGCCCTTGCGGAATCTTATTACTTCCGTTCCATCTTCGCCCACAATGCGCATCGGCCCCTTTCCTGTAGCCGCATCCACCATAACTTTTCCGTAATAGAGGTAGCGGGCATAAGGGCCAGGGTAGACGATCGTCGATCCTCCTGTCCCAGGGCCGAGCCCTGCGTTACTGAATCCTTCTATTCTTGTTCTGGTATCTAGGCTCCCGGTTAACGCAGGAACATAAGGCCTCGTGTCTTCTCTGATTTGCAGCGCCACAGTATGCTCCGCTTTAGTGCAGCTCTCAGCCAGTTTTTCTTTGATGCTCTCTAACCCTTTGGTGTGTACCGTGAGTCTCAGCATTTCAAGCACCTCCCACTTGAAAGTGCGACATATCTCCGCCAAAATCCTTGAAGTCCACCTCACTCACATCGTAGACGTTATCATATGCCGCTTTGATGGTCTGCACCGTCCAATCTGGGTGTAGGGCCTCCCCTTTGACGAAAAAGCAGTCGCGGCTTACAGAGAGCGTCCACAGGCCGGTCTTGTCGTCTGCATTCCAAAATTCTCTTGGTCCGACATACCGCTTCTTTCTGCCTGTTAAGCCATCCACAGCATCAACATTGACCGGGATATACAAGGTAACAGCGTCCGCCCCTTCCAGGCCGCTCTTGTTCACATTAACGCCCTTGGAGGCGTCCAGGAGTACACCACGCAGAACAGTGATGTGATTGACCAAAGTAGGCTCAAATTTGTTTTCCGGCAGCTCTATACTCTTCGTGTTATAGAGTGTAACAACATGTGGAAACATGCTCACGCGTAGTACCCCTTTGCTTTCAAAAGCCCAGTTCCAGCAAGATACATTTTCGCCGTCTCCATAAGAACTCCTTGTGCACTTTCTGCCGCATTCAGCGCGTCTTTGGCGCTTGACCCTCCGGAACGATAGGTTTTGGACCAGCTTCCAACGGTTTGGCTTTGCAACTCTCCTCCGTCTCCAGATTCAGAAGATAGGCTCCTGTTTGCCAGCATCCTGGCGGAATCAATCGTCTGGTAGTCCTCAGCAAGGGCGCAGCACGCCATCTTTACCGCTTCCAGGTCTGCATGTTTGGCGGCTCTTCCAGCCGTACACCAGTCAAGGTAGGAGCTTGCCCGAAGCGCGAGTCTCGGAAAATCAGATGGCTCAATAGATTTCCCGAAGTACACATACGAATAGAACTCGTAACTCGCATAAATCATAGCGCCGTCCTCCGGAGTACCGCCAAAATATCGGCCTTTTTCATGGAGCTGTTGACACCCCCCACGCCGTTCTCCACAGCATAATCAAGCATTTCTGCCCGAGTCATGCTGGAGAAGTCGGGCGTGGAGAGTGAAGCCGCGCTCAACAGCTCATTTAACCCCCCGAGGCAGCGTCTGGCTTTACAGCGGCCACAAACAGGCCGTTGGGGTCAGGAAGGACCGGGATAAACAAGCCAGTTGCCTTCGTCCACACCGCTACAGGGTCAGGCGTCGCCCATTGGGTGATCGTAATGTACTGATCGGCGGACTTTTCGTTGTATTGTCCATACTCCGCCTCTTCTGGAGACACGCCCCACAAGCCAACACCCACCTGCGGAACTGCGGTGAAAGTGATCTTATCCTCCGGATAGAAGCGGTGCGTCGTCTCAGTGCCGTCCGCCTTCTGAGTCTTATATCGCAGATCATAGGTTGTGATGGTTCCAAATCCGAAGAGCTGCGAAAACAAACCGCGTAGACGCTCGTTGGGAACATAGGTCCCCTGTCCAACAGAACCAAAGATCAGGGTCTGAATGCCCTTGTTGGTCGCTAACTTACGGACTACCTTGTTAGAGGTAATCGCCTCGTTGATGGTGTACCCCATCTCAGCGGCTTGGTCCACAATGGCTTGAATCTGACCAATGACATCAGCATCAGCGGACATGTCCAAATCGAAGGCCAGGTTTTCACTGGGAACTTTATAATCAACGGTCATCTTAAGGCGATTCTCATTGATGTTCATCTTGCCGGTGGCAAGCACATCCATCTTGGCAACTTCGGTTCGGACCTTGACTGCATCCGCCATCAGACGCATATCATCAAACACATAGCGCACGATAGCCTCATCGCCATACACGCCGGATTCAGTCAGGAGCCGCACGCGCTCGGTCTGGTTGATCTTGCGCTTGATCAGCAGCTTTTCGACCTCCATCTTGTCAAAGGTAGGCCGGGAACCGATCTCTGCCTCCGTGTCAAAGGCGTGGACGGTAGCCATCACAGGCAGGGTAGCGCCATTGGCAAGCCGCATATATTCCGCCTTGAGGTTTTCGGTCTTCTGATCAGGGAAAAGCCGGTCGCCCAGGTATGCAGGGCGGGCAACAGACAGATTCTGAGAGAAGTCCAGTCTTTCAGCATCGGAAATCAAAGTTAAAATATCAGCCATTTGTCAATCCTCCTTGTTAGACGCCTGCGGAAGTCCAGACGGGATAGAGCTTTGCATCCTTGGTCATCTTGACCGATGTAACCGCAGGCCCGCCGCTGGAGAGCGCCCATCCGGTTTGTGTATTGCTCGCTTTAGTCAGCGGATAATCGGTTGATACAGGAGCATAGCTGCCCTCCTGGTATTCATGGGTATCAACCGGAGGCGCGCCTGTACCATCGTCCTTTTCATAGGTCAGGCAATATCCCCTGGTAACTTCGGGCGCATCCACAAACACAATCCCAGCCGCTTTCAGCGGTGTCTCGGCGGCGCTCTGGATATTCAGGCGTTCTTTCAGAACACGGCCAGCCAGCATGACGCTCCCTTCGTGGTCGCCGTGGGTGACATCCACATCGTCAAAAACGATACCCGCGGCGCTCCCATCATTGGACGGGAACACAGTTCCGGCGGCAACGATTTTGTTTCCATACTCATCCGCCACGCCCATAGAAGCTGGAATCTGATAGGTTTTCAGGACAAGCCCAACCTCGCTTTCCAGGAAGTTCGGCCGAAAAGTGCCATTCACTCTGTAAAAATGAGACATTCGTTTCACTCCTTCGTAGTATTTTGGGTTGCGTACATTTGATTGAACTGCTTGGCGTACATGGCTCCTTTGCTCTCGTGAGCAGGAGGCCCGCCAGGGCCAACAGGCTTTGCAAACGACGGGGCAGGCTTGTCCCCCTGGAACGCAGCTGGGTCGCTATCTTGCTGCGCCTTCAGGTAATCTTCAAACCCTTCCAGAGCCCCGTTTTTGAGCGTTAGGCGGTTGGCGGTAAGGTCCGCAACAATCGCCTTTTCCGCGGCTTTAGAACTGAACTTTACACCCTTGTCGGCAATCGCATGATTGACAGCATCTGCATAGTCACGATCTGCAATCTGCTTCTGATACTGCTCTGTCTCCGTGGTGTACTTGGTCTGCAGGTCAGCCAACTGCTGCTTGATGCCATCCACATCACCGGCAGATTTTTTTAACTTCTCAATATCCGCATCTCTCTGTGAAAGTTGTTCCTGAGACGCTTCAAGGTCCGCCTTTGCTGTATCTGCCGCCTTTTTGTATCGTTCAATGTCTTTCCCGTTGATCGCCAAAACCTTTGTCGCTTGTTCCTCTGTCAGTCCAATTTCAAGCAGTTCTTCTGTTTTCATGCGTTCTCCTTTGCGGCTAGGCTTTTTAGGTCGTTGCCGTGACCAACCGCCCCGCACTTTTAGGCTTGCGGATAGCCAAATTTAATTGAATCTCCCGTAGTTTAGCGACTTCGGGTCGGTCAAAAGAAAAAGGGTCAACCACCGAGAAATCCTCGGTAGTTGACCCCAACGGTCCTTCCCCGGCCCCTATCGGTCGGGGGAGCGATATACTGTTTTTTTCTTTTCCTCGATGATGAGAAATCCACTTTCTTTTTTTCGAATAATCGCGTCATTCCCACGGTCAAGAATGGCCCCAATTATGGCCCACGCTTTAATAGTTTCTTTGTTTGTTTTTTCATCCAATAATCTCGATGCGCTCAATCTCGTCCTCCGTAAATCCAATCAACAAGCCGTGTTCATTCTCCACATCGAACTCCAGAAATTCATTTCCATCATCATCAAAATCGTAGTCATACCCATAGAGTTCCCCGGTCGTTACACGTCCACTTGTGGAAAAAACTTTAATTTTCTTCCCAAAGTAAATCGTGGGATCGTTAATTATCATTTTTTCCACCCCCCTGAAAACGGAACACCATGCGTACCGCTTTTGCTGTAATGGATTTTGATACTTCTTGCAATTATTATATCACCGTTTCTGTTAACTGTATAGCCAATTTCTTTTCCGGCATCAATAATTTCTGTGTTTTTCCACTTTGTAAAATCATCTGTAAGATTGATTTTTCCGCTACCTGCCTTCGCGTTTATGATCGCTTGCAACTCCTCCACAGAAACCGTTATCACGCTTCTGCCCGGTGTAGCAGTGCCGGCCATATGCCGCGCCTGTTTCTCCGGATTGATCTCTAATGGATATTCACCGTTGCGGATCGCCTGCCTGATTGGCGCTTCTGCATCACGCTGCACTTTGAGTGCCGAGGCGGTTTGTTCGGATTCAATATCCGTATAGGTAACCTGCATCCTTTCCCGCTGCAATGGCAAACCCGCAGCTTCGCTAAAATCTCTGTATTCCTTGTTCAGACGCCGGATGCGGGCTGTCACCGTCTGGGCGTCCTCTTCAAGCCCTGCCGCCTTATATGCAGTCTGTTCCCGCTTCAGCTTTCGGATGGTCCGCTCGATCTGGCGTTGCTTTTGTGTAGCTTCATAAGCTGTATAACGTTTGCCCTCAAACTCCACATCATGCCCGTCGTCAATGTGTTCCAGTTCTTTGTCGGTATACGTCCGCTCCATCACGCCGTCTACAAAAGCGGTCCTGATATGACGGCAGTTGGCTCCCTCTAAACCATCCACATAGCCAAGTCCGCATACTTCATAGATACTTGGGTATTTGTCTCCGGTTCTAACAGAATACACCCGGCCCTGCCACGCTTTATGGTTCTGCCATCCAGTACCTTGATCTCGTGCCCCGATGTGGGCTGATACTTCAAAATATGGCGTTTCTAAGTATTCCGCACTCTGCTCCGTGTATTTGGCACAGAGCTGGGAGACGCCCGTCATCACTGCTCGGCGGGCTGCTACGTCGATTTGGTCCCGGTGTCCGCTCTCATAAGCCACGATCTTGATGCCGCTGTCTGCAAGCTGCTTAACAGTATTTCTAATAGCTTGGTTATAGCTGACTGCTCCGCTCATAACCTGCATCTCCGCGTTATCCAGCGCCCATTGATAAGCACGGGCTGGTGTCAGCATCGTCCGCCCACTGTCCACCAGAAAGCCCATGGATCGGGTCAGGTTGCTGACCTCTCTCTGTGCCTGCGCCGTAATCGCGGCAATATCCATAGCGCTTACCAATGTCTCAGGAGCCGTCATCCCCGCAAGGTCTATGACCTCTTTGTAATACCGCTGGTTACGTTCCACCACGTCCTCCAGCAGTCTATTGAGCCGTTGCTCGCTGATATTGGCCGTTCGCTGGATGGCCCTCTCTATCTCTTTTAGGCCAATTCCATGTGACCGCAGAGCCCGGATATCCTGCACCGTGACCTCATTCAGTTCTCCGGCCAGTTTCAGACGAGAGCATATTTCATCAAGGAGCGTCTCTTCCAGGCTTCGGAACAACTCCGCTAATTCTTCCGGAAGCGCATCCAAAACTTCTGGAGAAAACGGGTATCTCATTCAATCTCATTCTCTCCTTCGTTCGTCATGTCCTCCATTTTCGGCAGCATTTTCTTGGCTGTGGCCTCGTCCTCTCCATACCATTTTGCCCGGTATTCCCAATCATTCATCACGCCCATGGAAACATCCTGCCGGTCGTTAGCCCGCTCCTTTTCCTTTGCGTCAGCGTCATCAAGAACGCTGTCTCCCCAAGAATAGGTGACTTCATAGCCTCCAGCAGGCGCCAGATTGTACAGTGTAGCATACACGTCCATGGCATAGATCAGGCTGTCAAAGGTATGCTGTAACGCTTTTTGAATGCTATCGATAGTGATAAACATCCGCTGTTTGCTGTTGCGAATCTCTGTCGCCGTCTTTTCAACACTTTGTGGGTCTGACAGCGTGCCATAAGAGAGGCCAACCTGGAACTCAATTTGTTTCAGAATATTTTGTAGCCCTCGATAAAGCGGTTCGTCCCGAAAAGAGGGTTCAAACTGTTCAAAAAACTTGCCGTCCCTGGAGAACGGAGCAATCTCAAACAAGCGTTTGTCGAAGTCCCTTGCTACTGTTTCTGTAGCGTCCATAAATATCTTTCTCTGGCCGCTCTTGTACTCCCACCGGATCAAATCCCACTGCTCGTCCGCTCTTTGGATGAGGTCTACCGCGGCCCCTCCATATACGGACACACCGGTTTTATCATCGGTGTCCACATTGTTTGACTGCGGGGGCTTAAAATAGGCAAAGAGCGGTCCTTCCAGGTTTTCTATCTTGACTTCTGGCGGGATATCCGCCCAATCCGGAACCTCATTCAAAGCGGCTGCAGGTCCCACGGAACCGCTGCTGTCGCTGCGGTATGCTTTGTTCTGGATGGTATATGTAGTACCCTCTAAGTTGTGGTATTCCAGCCGGACATAGTATTTATCATTGGCTTGTGCTTTTTCACGGAACACGCCTCCAACACAGGTACCAGAAGCATCAAATTTTGTAGGCTGAAACGCTGCCGCGCTAGTTCCGTCCACCAAAATACGGTTCCCATAAACATACGGTTTCAGCGCAATACCACCTGTTGCAAGCCCAAGCTCAAGCTGCTGTAGGAACCTTTCTTGCGCTGCTTGAAACTGCTCGTTGTGATAGTCCGCCCTGGCACTGCCCGCAATGCTTACTGTGAGTTCCGCCAGCGTCGGGCGGGCAATCTCTCTACAGATCGCTGCTGGCAGGCCCATCGGAACCACAGGAGGAACCGCCCAGGGCGGTCGGTTGACATACATAGCAAACCACAGGTTGATGTTCCGCTCCATTGTCTGTCCCGTGGCAGGCTTAACGCCAAACTCCCGCTGAGTCACCGCCTGCGGAAATATGAAGTTTTTCAAGCGGCCCAACCAGCCGACAAAAACACTCATGCGATCTCTCTCCACATAATGGTGTTACAAAAATAGCGCATCTGGTCCATTGAGTGATCTGACTCTTTAATGACTTTGTCTTCCCCGGCATCTCCATCCCACATGTAGGATTGAAATTCCTGGAACGTATTCTCGCAGCTCTCGTGAAACTTGATCCGTCCGGTTTGCAGCAAAGTTGCCGTCAGCCGGATTCCATCCAAAACAGAGTTATCCGCATCCCACACGGCAAATTTCCCATGCCGATGTATACATTCCTTGAAACTTGCCGCAGAAGGGTCAACGATCACACGTTCGATCTTCTTCCCATCCGCAAACTTCTCCAGGTCCTGATAATATTCTTCATCGGTCTTTTGTTTTTTCTTGGCCCGACCATCGTAATAATACTCCTTCAGCATGACAGCCTCCCCGCGATAAACGCGCCACAGCCCCATCGCCGTTGGATTCATTGTGCCGTAGTCGATAGCGATATAATATAATCCAGGTCCATCAGGGTTTCCGCGAATAACATGCTTGTCCATGCTGAACATAGGGTAGACAAGTCCCTCGGCCACCACCCACAGGCCCCGGATATACCTGTCATAAAACACGCCGGTAAACATGGATTGATACCGCTGCAAGGTTTTTCGGCTGAGGCCGGGATTGTCCGTCATCTCAAAGTGGAGATACAAAGCGTTTCGCTCCTTATGCCGTTTTACCCACTCCAGATAAAACCAATGCTGTGGGCTGTCCGGGTTACAAGAGAACCACAGCTTCGCTCCATCCACGCTGCAGCGGGTCAGTGCCTGCTCCACAAAGGAGCGAGGCATGAGCGCCACCTCGTCCAGCAACACGCCAGCCAGTGTGCGGCCCTGAATGAGCATAAATGACGATTCATCCTTGCCGCCGAATACCTCGAAGTAATTTGTAACGGCTCCCCGCCGCACTTCCAAAATTTTATCCGCCCTCCGCCAGCGCAGAGCATACCGCTCCTTTGCCAGCGACATAGAAATAAACGGAACGATGATATTCTTCGAGGCTGAATCCACGGTTTTCCCGCAGATGCCGAACCGCTGGCCAGAGAACTCCCGCATTGCCCAATCAACAAAGGCCCACATCATGATAGAGGTCTTGCCAGAACGCACAGCGCCATCACATATGAGGGCGTCATATTTGGAGTATGGGAAGGCGAGGATTTTCTTTTGCTTGTCTGATATCATGTGTCGCTCTCCAACTCCTCTGCCATTTCTCTCAGGCTTTGGCTCAGGCCGTCCTCTTTGACCTTATCCATAGGGCCCCCACTGATGGAGGCCCACTTATCAATCAGCGTCCCCAGCGCCGTTGTAATCTGTGCGGGCGTGGCCTCCGCCAACTTCTCTAGGTCATTCAGGGCAGTCAGGCCCTTGCCAATTATTTCGCATACAACTCCCCGCTGGCTCTCCATGTAGGCTAGAATGTCGGCGGTGTTCTCCTCTTTTTTCTGTTCCAATTTTTTCTCAATCTCTCCGGCTTCTTCAAGGGCTTTCTTTGCACTGTCCCACGAAACACCATTTCTCTTGGCAGCGAGATTGACCGACTGGCATTCCAGATAATCAGCCACTATTTTCTTTTTCTGGCGATCTGTCAGCCGTGCAGCCATAACACCACCTCTCGGTCAGATTTTTTCTTGGTCTAAAATTTTACGTAGTACAGGAATTACATTATCATAGTAACGAAATGCCGGTACCTCTTTGTTGCTCCACTTGGCCTTATCCTTAAACCACTGCCCATACTTATCGTTTTTTAATCCATTTTGGTTTGCAATCGCTCCAACTTTATTTCCGCTGATTCCAAGAATCTCTCCAATCTCTCCAGCACTATATGTCTTAGCTTCCAATCTTGGAAGAGGCAGCAGATATTCTCCGGTCAGCTCCTTTGTGGCGTGAGCATTCAGCACCTGTTTGTATGTAGTTCCATGGTACTGCTTTGCAAGCTGTGTCAAAATACGGGCGGATTGAACACGGGCATTTCTGCGACGAGTCTCAGCCATCATCTGCTGATACTCCGTCATGCCAACCAGCTTCGTTTTCCCTGTCATGAGACTATCCATGACTTCCCAGCAGAAGTCCATAAATGCATCGGCTTTTGGCTGATCGCTGTGCCGGCAAATCTCCATGATGCCTTTGCGGTTATAAAGGGTTGTGTTATAAGACTTCCCGTCAGTTGATACCAGTTTGGTAACAACTGAAAATCTGTCCAAACGGTCTTTCCTTTTTGCATGAATTTTAGCAATCGCAACACGCGGATCACTGTATTCCAGCGCCACCCCGATTTGCTCTCTAGTCATCCACGTTTCTCTTCCGTCCCCATAAAAATCACATTCCACGTTTCCGAAAGATTCGGATTTGATAAGTTTCAATTCATCCATAAAAAACCACCCTTTCTTAAATTTCGTTTCCACCATTTATGTTGACCCGGGGAAGAGGAGTAAGGTGGCACCTCCCTTTTCGGCCCGTCGGCCTATCCCCGGCATTCAACCATTTTTCGAGAGGCGGCGGGATATTACCCCGCCATGCGTTTCCTCCCATTAGTCCCGCCCCCGTCTCGCGCAACTGCGGGGCGGCATATTTGAGCGGGTGAGGATTTGCACCTCACATGAGTGGATTGCTGTCTAACGCCCGTCGCGCATTACTGCGGCCTGCAAACCCGAGGGACGATACCCATACCGCGAGCAGGATAATAGGTGCCACTCTACCCGTCACCATAGCGTCTACCTTATTCCGCCACCGCTCAATGTTTTCAGACCGACCAACATCTTTTCACCAGCCACCGCCAGCCCTTCACCCTGAATGCGGTACTTAGCTTCTCGCGCTTCAATGCTATCCTGTCTGGATGGTGCCACCGCCCGCCTCATGCGGCGAGGAGAGGCATATCATTGCCCCGCTGCGTTGCAAGCCGCCATCGCCTTTTCAGGTGATATGGACCAAGACCATTGTCATGCAGGGCACTGGCACGGGTGGAAGGCTCTGTTCCCCCAACCTCCGGTTTTGGAGACCGGCGCTCTCCATTGAGCTACACCCGTATATGTGCGCTTCCCGCTTAATTGTCACACGCCGCATATCGGCCCCGATTGCGGAATTCTGGCGCAGTTTTCAGCAGGACAGCGCTTTGTGGTCCAGCCATCTAGAATACAGCGTCACAATGCCGCTGGGCCGGTCCACTGGGGCGGATTCCGTCTCTACACGCTCCGCCGGGCGCAGCCGCTTTCTCCGTGTCGGCACACCGTGGCAGGTCATAGCTGCCACCGCTTCCGCCTCCATGACAGGCGGGCGTCATGTCCCTTCTCCGGGGCCATCAGACGCTATAGGCTCCCGGTATAGTGTCTTTCCACAGTCAGCTCCGTGGCCTTTGGAGCGGCTTATCTAGTTCCCCCAAAGGGTATAAATTTGCCCCCGGCCGGACTCGAACCGGCAACGCTTCAATCACCCATATTCCTGGGCCGCTCTTCCTACTGAGCTACAAGGGCATAGGAGGCCCGGAGGCGGAGGTGAACCCCCGGGCAGAGGGGAAAAGGAGTGGGAGTGCAGAGATACGCCCCCACACTCCCATTGTTACATATGCTACTCTTGTTTTTCCCCTTGCGAGGGGAATTTTCAATTTTTTTTATGAGACGATGAAGGATTTATGACAGTTGGATAATCAGACCGTCCAATTAAGTAATCAACCGAAACCTCAAAATATTCAGCGATTCTCACAACTGTGTTCATGGTTGGTTCTGCCTCTCCGCACTCATAACGTCTAACAGCGTCTGGGCTTAGGCCACACAACTCGGAAAGCGTATACCGCTTCAATCTATTTCTCTCCCTCAGCCTCCTCAGCCTATCCGGGAACTCATTCAAGGGCTATCCCTCCTCATGCTTGTCTCTGTTCTTGCTTGCAAGGGCATTCGCAATCGTGCATACTATTTCGTCGATGACGAGCAGAGCAAAAGTCAGCAAGAAAAAGGTCATCCACGGATGGGCAAGACACCATTCGGTCATGTGGCTATCCCTCCCACAATTCTAGCGCCCGCTTCAGACTCTAAGACGGTATGTAAATCCTCGATGCTGCAGTAGCCTTCCGCGATGCTGTCCGCCAAGTCTCCAATCTCTTTCCAGACCTTTTGCAGAGCTTCCAGATCAAAGCCCTCCTTATCGCGCAGGGCCATCAAAAATAGAGCGCTTGCGAATTTGATGCCATCATCCCGCCCACGAAGCTCAGCCCGTTTTACATCTGCCTTTGACGCCGGCTGTCTGCGGGGATTGACTTTTTTACTCATGCTGCTGATTCTCCTTTGGTGGTTCGGGGAGGGGCATCCATGCAACAACCTCAATCCAAGGTCGGCCTGTATTGTCAAGTAAATACCAATGGTCCCCTGTGTAATGTGTCAATTCAAAATGTTCCGCTTTTTGAGATGTATTCCGCCAGTATACCAACACTTCTTGCCCCACTTCCGGCAATCTCTCCTTGACGCGAATCCACTCACTCATGCTGTCCGTCCTCTTCTCTTTGCTTCTGCCTCATTCTCCGCTTTGCAAGCCGTTTGTTGAACCTCTTCATTTTTGCCCACCCGCTATGATTTCTGGCCCAAGAAGCACAGAAATGGGAAAACTCCGATTGATATGGCAGATTGCCTTTATATGGATTTGCTTGTTTCACTGTCCGCCCTCCCCGTCTCGCCTGTTCCATTTTTCGGTGATGTTTCTGACTGCCTCTCCCATATCGAAGCAGCAGTTCGCCATGGGATTTACGTAAATTCGTGTTTCTAGGCCGCAGTCTGTGCAGACAATAGAAAACTCCGCAACAGAAACCATAGTATTCAGTCTACAGAGCATTACTTCTCCGCCGCAATGCGGGCAATTTTTCAGTTTAATCATTGTCGCCCTCCCCGTCGTGAATGGAGCCGATGATCTCAATTCCGCTTGTTGAAAGATGCTTGTTTACGCCCATACTTTCAGCGCCATTCAGCCAAACACAAAATCTATTCCATTCTGGGTCATAGCATACAGGAGCTTCTTTTTGTTCGCCCTTCCAGTTCGTCCAGCGGATGATATCTCCCTCAAAAATTTTCCCATTCTTGTCGGTCAGGCCGGTGTACGCGCAGACCGTGGATGGGTCAACCTCAAAGAATCCACCAAGCATAATGCCTTTTGTGGGCGGGTCTGCTCTGGCTGAAACCAACCGTGGCAGAATGTACGCTCCCGGCATAAAGTCGGCATCTGCCGGGACATTCACAATGTTTCCCTCTACCCATTCGCCATCACTCAGCCGCTTGGCTTTGAAAAGGATTTCTCTATTCATCTTTGCTTTCCTCCTCCATTTCCAGGGCGAACAATACCCGTGTGGCAGCGTGCGCCAGATGGTCATTTGAGGTGTCACCTGCCAGCCACGCCAGAAGATGCGTGATCGCCCGCCCAACATGCTCCTTTGCCGGAATGAGTTTATAGTTCTCCTCACTGTAACCATGCACCGTCTCGGATTCCCAGCGCACATGTGATACCGCCAAGAGGGCACGGGGCGGGAGCCATTCAGAACGATAAGGTCTTGCATGCTGTTGCCCGCCTTCCTTGTTGGTAGAGATCATCCCATTCTTTGAGAGAGTCCCCGTGTCGGCTTTGGCTTTCTGATTCATTCTTTTCCGTTCCTCCCAGTGGATTGGTCCATCATCTACAGTCAAATAGCATTCTTTACACACAGGTGTTTGTTGGTGTTTGCAATTGCTGCACACCTTCATTCCGCACCTCCGATGATCTCTTCAAGCGTGACGATTTCTCCCGGGCGGAGGGAGGGGAAACAATCTCTGCTCAAAACGATGGACACTGACCAATCGCTTTTGATTGCAACCAATCCATTCCCGTATGCAGCACGGCTCACCAAATCAGCCTCAAGCAACCGTTTGACCGCTCTGGCATCCTCCACCTCCTGCTCCGTCCAGCGGGGCTTTTCTTCTAAGTCCCAACCATTTGGCCTATGTAGTTTACATTCCATCCCATCCAAAAACCTGCACTGTTCGCAGTCTCGCCCTGTGCAAAATTTCTGTGCTTCCCCCAGCGTCCAGTCCTTCAGCAGCTTGTCCACTTTCTTTTCCTCAACCGGTGTCGCAACAAACGACCATTCAAAGACATCTGTTGGATCGTTCAATTCCATAAAACATTGTTTCCCGTTGTAATATTCTCCGGGTTTATGATTGCAACTCCCGGTACTATCTCCGCAAATGGAACAGGTTCTTGTTGCTACTGAGCATCCAATGCTGACTTCTTTCTTTTTTCCGCTCTTGATTTCCTCGATGACCTTGAAATTTTCCGGGATATTCTTGATGGACGCATTGGCCTTGATAAACCACTCGCCGTCTTTCCCTTTAAGGACTACTGTGGAAAGAATTTTTGCAATACTGTCTTGGCCTACAAAACCGTTTTTACCGACAAACATTTTAGACAGTTTACGCAAACACGGAAGTGTAAACCTCTCAAAATCTCTATCGATCTTGGTATCACAAAGACGGATTTCAAACTTATAGTATTCCGGCTCATCCTCCACCACCTCATAGCCCATCAGGCGGGCGGCTTCGTGGGGGTGAGTTTCAACCCATGGTTCACATATGTTTTCTGGGTAATTCACGGACTCCGGAATTGAGCACTTGCAACACCCTCCACCATTTGTGGCGCAATAACGTGCCACCGCAATGTAAATAGGAATTACTTCCCCCGTATCAGGGTCTCGAAACTTCATTTAATCTTCCTCCCAATCCACAGCAGTAGCCATCCAAAGGTTAGCGCACCGGCCACATAGCCAAGCAATAGTTCACTGCTCATGGGCGGCCTCCCTATTTCCAAAATAGTCATGGAATGAATCTACGGCAATTTTATAAGCCCATGCTGCTTTTTCTGCGCTATGATACCCTTCTAACCTTTGAATCTGGCCTTCGCACTTTTCAGCGGCACATTCTCCGCATACATTGGCAATACAGTCTTTATTGCACGGTCTCATGGTCGGCCTCCCTTCGCTGGCCCTCACTACAAAACTTAATCCGCAAACTGGTGCGCATGAATGGGGCATCATAAGCTGGGCAAGCGGTTGTATTCTTGTACACGCACTCCCGGCACCTGACCACAGGCACGGCGGAGATAGTTGGAGCGTTTTCTATGGCATTGTAAAATACACAATCGCTTGGTTCACATGGTTCATCCGAATAGTCTTGATTGCACAACTCACACATGCTCTTTTTCAGCGTATCTAAATCACCCAGCCTCATACTCGTCCTCCTTCATCAAAGCGCCGCAGTTGGGGCAGTACTTTTTCTTAATACGCCCATTACTTCTGCCACACAAAGAACACGAATATACTTTATACTCAATCAGACGGTTCCTTTTACTTATGCTTTCGCATATTTCTGGAATCCATCTCCCATGCCTCACCTCCGCAACGTCGGAGGAGGGGATAGCCATAAGCTCGGATATACAATCCTCAAAAATCTGTGCAGCTCTTTCGTCGTTTTCTTCTTCGCAATCACGGCGATAGTTCTCAAATTTCTTGACAGCAACCGCCCTCTCGATGTACTCCTTCATCTCTTGTCCTCCAATACGGCCATATCATAGCCGCTCTGAATAAAGCGGATTGTCTTTTGATGGTTGCAAGCGTTCCCGAGATAAGTGTAAATCTCTCGCATATCCTCCACACTGAACCTAGTGTCAAGATATTGATTTATACCATTCAGGAAGAAAATATGAAGGGCTGTATTGTCTACTGCACGGCGGAACGGTGTGGACTTATAAGCTGGGCGGGAAAACCACTCCAACACCTTGCACTTTACATCCATCTCGCTCTCGCAAGTGCTGATATTGAAATACACATTTGCCTTTTGGTGGGCGATAAACTCCCCCTGGGCGTTGATGAACCATCCAGGGAAGCATATCCCCAGTCTTTTTATGACTGCCCAATCAATCATCCTGCTCCCTCCCGATCTTCTCCAACTCTTCATCTGTCAGCGTCCGGTTATACGAAAAAAAGCCATCTCCTGAACAACGATTTGGACATGCCAGACACTCGCACCTGTTGCCGTTGCTGGTTTCGTTCACTCTGAACGGACAGCTATGGTTAAAACAATCAGCCATCCTGCTCCCTCCGTAGTGCGGCCTCCTCGCGGGTGAGGAAAACGGTCTTGCCAAAATCTCCGGGTGTCAAATGACCGCACCAAATCGGATATGTAATCTCTCCATCTCCACTAATTTGTACGCCATTAAGACGGCTCACGCTTGGGCAGTCATCACCTTTGCGCCACTGATAGATAATTTGATCTGGCTTTGCAGGCAGCACCACGCACCGCCCCTCCCTGTCCGCCTGGGCCAGTTCGCGCAGGCGGTCAGGTGCTATGCCAAGGGCTTGTCCGGCCAGTTTCAAAACAGCATCCTCATGAAATGCCCGTTTGAAGTCCTCCGGCTCCAAGCCCGTGTCCTTATATGCCTGTAGTTCCCGCTTCACCTGCTCCAGCTCGGCCAGAACCTTGTTGCACTCCCTGTTTTCCTGTTGGAAGTTAAGCGCTGCCTGGTGATGTGCGTTTTTCCAATGCTCCACCTCGGCCCGCAGGCTCTCGTTTTCGGCCATCAGCCTTGTCCGCTCTCCGATTCCAGGCTCGTCAAACTGCAGGTGTGCCAGTTCGGACAATTTGTTTTTCAGCCTCTCGTTTTCGGCCTGGATTGTAGCAAGAGCGGTGGCGGCCCGCTCATATGAAGATGCCACATCCGGAAAATCTGGCTTGTTCTTTCGCCAGTGATCGGTGGCATTCTGGTATTGCTCAATCAGCTTTTCGTAGTCCATCAGGTGTCCTCCT